AGCCCCTACACTTAGCACCGGATCGGGCGATGTCGATGTGTTTGTATTTCTGACTGTGGACGGTGGCACGATTTATTATGGGTTCACCGCAGGACAGGATTTAAGCTAATGAGTTTGATCGCTCAAAAACTTATCTCTGCGTCTGGCGCAACAGAAGAAACAGATGACGACTTTAATTTAGTCACAGGGCTATATCATTTTGATGGCTCAAACGGAGGGCAGAACAATACTTATGTAGATAGCTCTAGCACGAGTAAAACTCTTACATGTTCATCAAATTTATTTCAAGGAACTTTTAGTCCTTTTAGTGCAGATGAGGGTAAGTGGTCAGTTATTTTTGATGGGACTGATGATTATTTGGAAGTAGCGTCAAGTAGCGATTTTGATTACACCTCTTCTCTATGTGTTGATGGTTGGTTTTACATGACTGAAACTCCTGGTGATACTTCAAACGCTCATTGTATTGTAAGTAGATGGGCTGCAAGTAGCGGAGATCGTGCATTTCTTGTTGATATTGAGTCAGATGGTTTGAGAGTGCTTGTGAATCAAGGTGGAAGCACTAACGTGACTGTTTGTAATCCGGGTAGTTCAGGGGCCATAAGTCTTAATGTATGGCATCATTTTGCTTTAACTTGGGATGGAACCACTTACAGAGCCTTTTTAGATGGAGGTTTAGAGGGGTCAGCAACAGGTAATGCTGCACCTACTGGAAATGGTAAAGTAGTGAGAATTGGTTATAACTCAAACAATCATTATTTTGGTGGATATATTTCTAATGTAAGAATAGTGGTAGATGGAGGAGCTATCTATACTTCTGCTTTTACACCTCCTACCACACCTTCAACAGCTATTTCAGGAACCGAACTATTAACCTCTTGCAGTAATAGGTTTAAAGATAAATCTACTTCTGCACGCAGTATAACTACGAATAGCACTCCAAAAATACTACCTTTTTCACCCTTTAAGCCTAACTATAGTTATAGTGCGTCCAGTAAAGGAGGATCAGCATACTGGCCGACTGAAACTGATAAAACAAATAAAATTACGCTTAGTTCGTCAGCAGATTTTGCGTTTGGAACAGGAGCGTTTACCATTGAAGCATGGGTTTATGTAACTGCTGATACTAATTCTTATAGCAGAGTATGGCAAGTTGGCCCTTACTTTAATGATAATAACAGTGTTGGTTTGGCTGTAGACGATACAGCTAATTCCTCTAAAATTTCATTCTGGGCTTATGCGGCAACAGGTACTGGAAGAACTTGTATTTCAACAAACGCAACTCCAAGAAATGAATGGTTCCACGTTGCTGTTACAAGAGATAGCACTGGAGATTTTAGGTTATTTGTAAATGGAAACTTAGACTCAACAAATACTTCTTACAGAACCACCAACATTAGCCCTTCAGGAAATCAAACATTTTGTATTGGCAATATTGTTGAAATTAATGCTACTCTAGAGGCAGAGGCTTGTTTTGAAGGCTATATATCAAATTTAAGGGTGGTTAAAGGGACAGCGATATACACCTCTAGCTTCACTCCTCCCACGGCTCCAGTAACAGATGTTACGAACACCAAGCTTTTAGCAAACTTTACCAATGCTTCGATAATCGACTCAACAGGTAAAAATAATGTAGAAACAGGGGCTAATGCTCAATTAGATACTACAGTAAAAAAGTTTGGAACAGCCTCTTATGAATCAGACGGATCTACAAGTAGTTTTTTAACACTTTCAAATTCAGATATGTTTCCTACTGGCTTTTCGCCATTTACTATTGAAGGTTTTATTTACATTAATTCTCCACACAAAAATTATAATAATATTATTTCTTTAGGGTTTGGGATTCAAATGTATGTAGATAATACCGGCAAACTTATTTGTTGGTTGGGTAATTCGTCTGGTGGATATTTTGTAAATGGTTTGCAATCTACAGCTACCATTTCCCTTTCTACTTGGACGCATATAGCATTAGTTCGTAATTCTGTTTACCCCTTCACTTCAAATACAGTAACGTGGTTTGTGAATGGAACTGCTGGAGGACAAACAACAGAAGGAGTATCTAATTCAATAGTTAAAGTAGGTACTTATAACACCTTTGCAGCTATCGGAGCTTATCCAACTGGATCTTACATTTACGATGGATTCTTAGACGAGCTTAGAATTACAAACAAAGCCCGATATACCTCTAACTTTACTGCACCAACTGAAGAATTTCCAAATCTATAGGTAACAATATGCAGATAGCTATAATTAAAGATAATCAAGTAGAAAGCATGGGAGAGCATCAAATGTTATTCCCAAATGTTTCTTTTCCATCATCTGGCCCTACCTCTGATTGGATGACAGAAAACTCTGTTATGCCTGTTACGGTTGGATTGAGTTATGATCCACTAACACAAAAGATGAGTCAGGTTTCTCCATATATAGACAGCGGTGTTGTTTATACCGTTAAGGTAGAAAGCTTAACTGACAGTGAAAAAGAAGTCGCAAAGAACGATTCTAATAACGCTCTTGCTACAGCAAACAGAGCGGAACGTGACAGATTGTTGGCAGAGACAGATTGGATGGTGATAAAAGCACTAGAATCTGGCGGAACCTTGGCAGATAATTGGAAGACGTACAGGCAAGCTTTGAGGGACATTACGACACACAGTAATTGGCCTGCTCTTAAAGTGCCTAACATGGACGGATCAGGCGATAACGATTGGCCTGTTAAACCATCATAGGAATTAGACATGGCAAGTTATGACAACGATTTAGTTTTAAAAGAAATCACCACAGGTGACGAAAGCGGAACCTGGGGAACCAGTACGAACACTAATCTTAGTTTAATTGGAGAAGCTTTAAGTTTTGCAACATTAGCTTGTTTTCCTAGTGATGCAGATGACACATCTACGGCAACAGTAGGACAAGCAACTAGTTCTCCTGCAAGAGCCATGTATTTTAAAGTAACTAGCACCGCAACTTTATCTGCTACAAGAACTTTGACGATATCACCAAACACGATATCCAGAGTCATGTTCATAGAGAACGCTACCACCGGATCTCAATCTATAAACATATCTCAAGGTAGTGGCGCTAACGTCACTATAGCATCAGGCACTGCTAAAGTAGTTTATCTTGATGGTGCAGGGAGTGGAGCCGCTGTCGTTGATGCGCTTACTTTAGTTGATACTTTCGTAAAGCCAAGCACCAATGTTTCTTTTACTAGAATCAACGTAACCGCTGAAGGTGAAATCAGATTAGAAGATAGCAGTGGAGGAGAGTACGTTTCTCTCAAAGCTCCCTCTACGGTAGCAAGCAATGTTAGTTTTACTTTGCCAGCCGCTGACGGAAGCAGTGGCCAAGTAATAAAAACAGACGGTGCTGGCAATCTTGGCTTTGTTAGCATCAATACGCCAGGAGCCGCAGCTAGTTTCACTCAAGTAGATATCACAGCAGAGGGTGATCTTAGACTACAAGATGCCAGTGGTGGAGAGTACGTTGCTCTAGAAGCACCTGCTACTATTTCATCTAGCTACACATTAGAATTACCAGCGGCTGATGGATCTAATGGACAAGCTTTACTCACCAACGGTTCAGGTGTTTTGTCGTTTGGCGCTGCTAGTGCAACCACGCCTGCGTCTGACATTATTGCAATTAGCGCAGTTGACGGAGCAACTTACAGCGTTAGCGGTTTAAGTTTTCAACCTAGTTTAATTGTATTTCAAGCTTTTGGTGGTGCAACGGTGACAACAGGATCAGCTTATTTTGCAAGTAGTCACGGCTTTGCAACAGGAACAGGATCAAATCAAAAAGTAATGTCTTCTAGAATATTAAATAGTCCTGCTGTTGAGTATGGCGTAGTTACAAATACTGGTTATTGTTATTGGATAAATAACTATGACGGATCAATGAATTTTGGCAGTGTGACCGCAATAGCCTCAGACGGATTTACTGTAACTGCTGTTACCACATACGGAACCACTGCTACATTAATGTACACGGCCTTCCCCTAATGGACAACTTAGAGGCTCATGAAAGAGAGTGTGCGGTGCGATACAAGAATATCGAGGAACGTCTTGACCGTGGCACAGAACGTATGAACCGCATAGAGATGAGTGTCTATGCGTTATATCCTTTTCTGGTTGGACTTCTCATAGCCAGTAAATTCTTGGGGTAGCTCCT